CCAAGAATCTCTCTTTCGTAACGCAATGTAACAATAGTCTCGCTCATGCTGCAACCCCCAATAGCTCGATTTCCTCCACGGTACCCCAAGACTCGCCAACGCTGATATCCACCTTAAACGGGATATCATCCCATTCAAGCTTAAGATGCTGGCGTTCCATGACTTCTTTCATAACCTTAGCAACGTCCTCTACTTCATCTTCCGGTACATCGGCAAGGATAGAGTCGTGAACGGTCGATATCACTGGTACACCAAGTCGCCACAGTTCAATGAGAGCAGCGATGGTAAGGTGTCCAGCAGTGTTCTGAGGTAGAAAGTTCACACCTTCACGGTATAGATCATTAACGTTGTCAGGCGTGATTAGGTGAAAACGTCGGCGAGAACCCCACGGACTGATTAAGAGCTGATCGCTTTCAATACGTTGCTTTGTCTCGTCAATCCAGTGCATGATTTCAGGGAACGTAGTAAACCACGTATCAATGTAAGCCTGTGCTTCGGACACTGGCATCGTGTACATCTGTGCGAACGATGCTGCACCCTGTAGATAGCACACGCCGAAGTTGATGTTCTTAGACTTGACGTATTCCTCGTACGTGTAGTTCTCGCCGTAGAACTTCTTAGCGGTTTCTTTGTGTAGCGAACGTGTGGAATCCCTGTAGATACCAAGCAGTGCTTTAGCTCCTGAGAACTTCGCTATACATCTTAGCTCCGCCTGGGAATAGTCAGCTTGAATGATGACATGTCCCGGTGAAGCGAGGAATAGTTCACGAATTCCAGGCACAACATCGCGTGCCTCTCTAGTAATGTTTTGGAAATTAGGCCGTCTGGAACTAGTACGCCCTGTAACTGTTCCACACGGATTAAACTCACAGTATAGTTTTCCGTCTGGACGGACTTGCTTAATAAGCCCTTCGATGAAAGTACCACGCTGAGTCTCGATTGAACGGAAACGATCGTACACAGTTGCAAACTCAATAAGTCTATCCCTAGCTCGGGGAGTGGACTCAAATCGTCCTTCTCTGATTTCACGGCGAACGTCTTTGTCAAAACCGGTTTGTCGTTTCTTCTTACCACTATCGCGAAGTTTGTGCTTAAGCTTCCATCGGTCATAGACAACCGCCCTTGTCTGCTTGGTGGACATAGGGTTGTAGAACTCAAGACCAGCGATCTTGGCAAGATCACCTGTAAGCTCCCTAAGTAGAGGAATGACGACTTCCTCGTTCAGATCGGCAGCACGGTTAACGTCGTAACGAAAACCTCGCCTCTCAATATCCGTAAGAGCATTGAATAGCGGTATGTACTGTTCTTTGTACAGGGTGTGGAGGTTTTCATCTTTTACCTGGGGTGCAAGCTGTGCAAAGAGCTGAAGTGTTCCACCTGTGTCCTGTCCGTTATAGTCGTAAAGCTCGTATATGTCGTCGGGTAGCTCACCAGTCTCTTTAAAGTGTTCGACTGACTCAGGTTCGTAATTAGGCCAACCAAGATGCAAGCGCAATAGATACGCCAAACCATGTGTACCTGGCCGTTCGTCGAGTACATACGATTGAGCAAACGTATCATGGTCAATGCGTCCTTGTATATTGTTGTCTTTAAGAAGCTTTACATCGTAGATACCGTTGTGCCACAACCATTGATGATCCGATTCAAGAAAACGTTTAAACTCGTCCCATGCTTCTTCAATGCCTTGACGTGAAAAAACGTATGCGAAGGTTTCATCGAATGCGAAACCTGCACACTCTACGTGTGGGCGATGCCCTTCAAGATCGGCAGCCAGTAGTTCATACTCGCTAAGATGACGAATAGCGTCCAGAACCATAGACTTGCTGTTGCACAAAGTAACGTCAGGCAGTTTAACAGGGGGTGGCGGGTCGAGTGCAAGTTTAAAGTCAGTAACCAAGTTAGGGAAGTTGTCAGAATCGCGGATAACAGCAGCAGGATTGTTGGTGACGATAACTCGTTGGAGCTGCTTCTTACTATTGACCCTATCATGTACCAACCCCCTACCGCTTGTAACAGTTTTCTTGGCTAGTTCTTTCGCAGCTTCACTGCCACCAGCTATGATGGTGTGAGCACTATCAATGTCATCAAGCAGTCTAGGCTTGCAAGCGATGATCGCATCCTTCGGCGGATCATCAGTCTCGCATAACACAATGTTGGTCAGCTTCACGTCTTCGCGCTTGTAACCGTACAGTTCAAGCATATGATCTACGACCACGCCTGACATACCGGCAAACGGTTTCTTGGCTTCAGCGTCGTAACGTCCAGGCGAACGGCTAACCAGTACAACGCCAGCATCAGCAGGGCCAGCCGTAGGCGCCATATCCCGTTTATACAACGGGCAATTCTCGCAATCAGCAAGAGGGTGTTTCCTAACAGAAGTGGTGCCCACAAGCGTACTCCCTGTATTCATGCCTATCAGTCGGATCGTCAGGTTTTGGTGTGTATCTACGTTCTCGTTCTACGGTAGTGTGACCGCACAACACGCAATACTGAGTGTAAATGAAGTACCAGTGCTTACGCATTAGATCAACGTTTCTTCTCTGAGCCGTTTACGGATAGTGCCCAGCGCATCGCCAGCTTCACCGACCAGCATATCGTTATCCCATTCGTCCTGCACAATACGCAGAAGGTCTACGATAGCCTCACGAACCTCACGGCTCCAATGAGGCAAGTCAGCGAGAACGTCAGCTATCGTTATTTCCATCGTCTTCTTCCTTCAAAGCACGGAACATGCCTTCGTAGTAAGCAGACACTATAGCTAGTGCTTCAATGCTTCCAGCGCCTTCTTCACGCGCACCCTTGTACATGAGGTACGCATAGCGTCCTGTGTCCTTAGTAGCAATTACCTGCTCGATGTGACTAAGAGGGTTCTCGTCAGTCATGTCTTCTCCAATTGTTTAGACTGCCATTCAGTCTCTATCATGCTGAGCAGCCTATCTCTTGTGTTACGAGCATCCTTTACTGCATCATCGTTAGCGCCAGAACCAGTGCCAATGGCTTCTTTCATAATAGCTTCCCAAACAGGCTTGTCGAATGTATAACTTGGATTGGGTGGATGCGTACCTTCGTCATGGTCAACCCATGCCCAACCGTCAGGAGTGTACATTCTCGTATCGCTACTAAAGATGTAAACGTCAATACGAAACAGAGGGGCATTGTCAACGATTACAGCTTTCATGGGTGTTGCCTTCCATGCTTATTGCGTTTATGGATTTTACTGGACTTCTTACGTTTCGGCCCTGGGCCTTCGTGCTTAGGAAAGAATGCGTCCTTGTTGATTTTTTTGGATAGAAGGTACGGAACACGGTTAGTACCTGAATTCATCTGCCCACTGTGAAAGCGTCCAAGCTTGGCTTGGCGACGGCTACGCTTTAATTCTTTTTTACGGCTCATACCTTCTCCATTCCAAGCATATGTTCTGATAAACGCTCTCAAGTGCTAAATGTAGATTGTCGATGGTAGTGCTGTTTACAACCACGTAGTCGATAAGCTCATCTTCAAGCCCTTGTTCAGAAGCGTGCGGGTCACGCCTATCGCTATGACCAGGACGAACGATCTCTACGAGAAAATCACACACTGCAACTTCGTTGTCGAATCGAACGTCGGGGATAACGTAATGGGTATTAGGCTGTAGTCTGCGTTTAAGCTGTTCAACCCAAAAGTTCTCACCAAACGTCTTACGACCCATTTCTGTACCAACCCGCTGCAAAAAGGTACGAAGGTTCATGTCGCTAGCATATTCCGTAGCATTCGGAACACCGGGAGTATCGTAATGACGCACCATGCTAACTCGCGCTTTAGAATCATTCTTGTGTTTTTCAAGCCAAGACGGGGGAACCTCAAACAAATTCACCACAGCTTCTTTGAGCTTGTCAGCAAAAGCAATTCTAGTAAAACCCTCACCTACAAAGTATTCAGCGGCGGTATCTTTGCCGGCTTGTTTAACACCAGTAATGCCAATTACCACAGTTTACCTCCTTCAAGCACTCTGGCTTCGTGGGTATGATCGTAACGTTGTGCATTGTACTCCATCTTCTCCCACAATGCACCCTCTAGGTCGTAGCCGTAAGCACCAGCGTAATCGAAAATGCGGATAAGACAGTCGGCAAGTTCTACTTCAGCGCTCTTGCGGTGAGGGAGTTTATCATCCATTAGGTCTTTACGTTCGCCCTCCATTGCTTCTGCAAGCTCGGACACCATGAGCATGAGTAGCATGCCTTTGTTGCGCTCGATGGGTCTACCGGTTGTGGGGTCTTGCCACCACTTAATGTTAGCTTGGTGGCATTCGTACGAGTAAGCGTTAAGGTTGCTACCAGGAATCACAGTTGAACCCTTCTACCAAGCTTAGTACAATCATACACCTTGATGCCTGTATCAGCGGTACTACGGAACGCAGCTCTTTTGGCATTGGACTTGCTAAAGTACGGCTCGCTTACCCACATGTCTTCGCCGTTACCACCGACACCGGCAATGTAGTAACGGTTCATAGGGTTAAGACTTCTGTTGCGACGAATCTCGATATACACGTTAGCCCCTTCCAGGCAGAACGATACCAGGCTTCTGAACAGGCTGAACGATCTGAGCCTTAGTAATCTTGGAACGATTAGTACGAAGCTTACGAAGCATAGTGCGCTGGTAACGCTCGTTGAATTCGTCCTCGGTAATAATACCCATGTCGATAAGAACCCAAACCACAGTCATAACCTGACCATCTAGAGCGAAGATATCGTGCCCGACGCCCATAGGGTTAAGCCCTGCCATTTCCCAATTATGGACTTCAGCCTGGATAGCGGTCTGCAAATCTTCCTTAGCAATCGCGTCTACTTCCTCCTTAATGACATCTTCAGGGGTCGCGTTCTTACGAGTACCAGGCACCTTATTCATGTCGGCCATAGTGTTAGTCCTCTCTGTTGCTTCTTAGTGATATCACCGCGCTGCAACAGCGTTTCGATGATAGAGTCCATGTCCCGTGCCCAAAGCTTGTAGTTCTGCATAAGCTCCGACTTGGTGATACCAGGCTTATGCTTCACAGCCATGAGTACCTTTTGCAAGGTGCGTTCACTAGCTGTGCGTCCTGCGTTGTGGAGCATGTCTACTGAGTAACGACCCCATCCCTGAATGTAACGAGACGAGTTGACCAAATCCTGCTTGGTAACCTTAATGGTATTACTCTTACTAGGAGCTTGACGAGCTGCTGCCAATAGTACCCCAAGCTTCAACAGGCTAAACGACAGTCGGATGAAAGTAGGGATTGCAAGTGTCTTGATACCGCTATCGTCTGCTGCCGTCGCCATTGTGGTTTCGATCTGTCCGAAGAATTCCCATGCATCCGGGTCTAGCACTGCTTCATGCTTAACGGGTATCACAGTCTTACCGCCAAGGATGCTAGTATGCTTCGTATACTTGTCATTGAGTTCCTTAAGGGTATCCTTGATCTTGTCTCGTCTATCGTCACCGGCTAGTGGTGGGCCTGTAAGCCTCATACGTGACAGGTCGGCATCCCCTGACACTATGAGGAATCGTGGTAAGAACCCGCTTAAGACGTACTGCTCAGAAACAAGCTCGTACACCTTATCGCGGATACCTCCCCCGAAGAAGATGAATACAGGATTTTGAATACGGATAACGTCTTTGCGTAGCATA